TTGTTCGATGAGGAAAAAGGTTATCATTCATGCGCATACTTAGGAAGAATTGCTCGAACTTCCGATCAGCTTTCGGATGAAGAAAACAATCAGGAAATTGAAAGAGCAATTGATGAAATCATTAAGTATGACTTCACCAACACATATAGAAAAGTAAAAGAGAATGTTGTGAATGCATGAAAATAAAGTCATAAAAATTTTCTTTTACATTTCTGAAACTACAAATCATGATCGCTGACACAGACTGATGAACGGGAAAGAGATATAGGGGGGGGTGTCACCAAAACTGCACCCCCGCCCACATCGCGGCGGTCTTAAAAATTTCTCCGGGGGTATATTTTGGAATTGCCTTTTGCTTTTGGGTAGTGTTTGAACGAGCTTGCAAGGTTGGTTATAGCATTGGCTGTGGGCTTTTGCTCTTTTTTCTCCTTTCGGTAAAAAGTTGCGACCGGCTTTGTGAGTTCGTTCAAACACTATCTTTAAAAAGTGTGTATAAAGACATTTCAAAGTTTTATCCTTCTCCGGAAAACTAATCGGCATCTAAAAGAGAGGAGGCGGCAAGTGATGAAGAAAGCAGGTACCGTCAGCTCTTCCAATTCTTCAGGAAAGATGAGACCGGCTTTATCTCCTGAAGCTAGAGAAAATCAGATGATTTCTTTGGCGATGGATCTTGCCGAACAGCAGTTGCGAGATGGCACTGCTTCTTCTCAGCTTATCACAGAGTTTGTTAAACGGGGGTCAACAAAGGCTCGGTTGGAAAAAGAAATATTGGAGGAACAAAAAGAGTTGATGGCAGCTAAGACGGAATCATTACAGTCAGCTAAGCGGATTGAGGAACTTTATGAGAATGCGTTGAACGCTATGCGAAGTTACAGCGGGCAAGGAGTACCGGATGATTAGGACATATACAGAACTCATCCAAATACCAACCTTTGAAGAAAGGTATCGCTATCTCCAACTTCATGGAACTATTGGCGAAGAAACTTTTGGTTTCAAAAGATGGCTTAATCAGGAATTTTATCATTCGGATGAATGGCTGAGATTTCGGGATAAAATCATCATTCGAGATGGCGGATGCGATTTGGCTGTAGAGGGATTTGAAATATTTAGTTCAATCATCATTCATCATCTCAATCCAATAACCTATGAAGACATTCTCGATCGAAATCCGTGCGTATTCGATATGAACAATGTTGTCTGTACCAAGTTATCAACTCACAATGCAATTCACTATGGCGATGAAAATCTGCTGACAAAACCCCCAGTTGAAAGAAGAAGAAATGATACATGTCCTTGGCGGCATTAGTAAAGGAGGATTACAAATATGGAAACTAATTTGGTAGGAATGAAACCCGGCGAACCCTTAATCGGAATCGTTATTGATTGTAAAAATCTTAATGTCCGTGCTCAGCCCGATAGCGATGCAGACGTTTTAGGAACAATTCCGGCAGATTCCGAAGTGTTGATCGATGAGAGCGACTCTACTTCTGAATTCTATAAGGTTTGTGCAGCATCTGGACTTGAAGGATTTTGCATGAAAATGTACATCGCCGTTCAGCCGTAAAGAGGAGGGTCACAATGGAGAGTATACTGACATCAATTAAGAAACTTCTTGGAATTGCAGAGGAGTATGAACATTTCGATCCCGATCTTATCATGCACATCAATTCTGTGTTTTCGATTTTAACTCAGCTTGGTGTCGGTCCCTCTGAAGGTTTCTCGATTGAAGACAAAAATGCTGTGTGGAGCGATTTCATTCCTGAGAAATCAAAAATTGAGTGTGTAAAGTCTTACATACATCATAAAGTAAAACTTTTATTTGACCCACCACTTGGTTCTGCCGTTATTGACTCGATGGAGCGGACAATCAAAGAATTGGAATGGCGGCTTATGGTTGCGGTTGATCCGGTTCAGACTTCAGACGGAGAGGAGGAAATTCAAAATGAATAGTAGTGTATTAACACATCATGGAATCCTCGGACAGAAATGGGGCGTTCGTCGAACCCCTGCTCAGCTTGGAAGAAGTAAAAATTCTTCAGGCAAGAAGACCGCTTCCGATGATTCCCACGATGACTATAAGAAAGCGCATAGCGGCAAATCCGTAAAAACCATGAGTGATGCAGAATTGAGGAGCAAGCTGAATAGGCTGCAGATGGAGAGACAGTATTCCCAGCTTTCCAAATCTGATGTTAATCGTGGAAAGAAGTATCTCGATACGGTTATCAAGGCTGGAACAACTGTGGCTACTGTAACCAGTACGGCTCTTACAATTTACAACAACATCGATAAGATCAGGAAAATCGTCACTCCTGAAAGCAGCTAAAAGGAGAAATGAATTATGGCATTATCAAACACTGCCGTTCCGCGATACTACGGCATGTTTCGAGATGCCGTAGTCCGGGGCGAAATACCTGTCTGTAGAGAGGTCGAAATGGAAATGAACCGGATTGATGATCTGATTGCGAATCCGGGCGTCTATTATGACGATGAAGCTGTTGAGGGGTGGATACGGTACTGTGAGGGAGAACTTACATTGACCGATGGTTCTGATCTGGTACTTCTTGATACATTTAAGCTGTGGGCTGAATCCGTATTTGGTTGGTATTACTTTGAGGAACGAAGCGTATATGAACCAAATGAAGATGGTCATGGCGGACATTATGTACAGAAGTGGATTAAGAAACGTCTGATAAACAAACAGTATCTTATCGTTGGACGAGGTGCTTCCAAGTCCCTCTACGAATCCTGTATCCAAAGTTACTTTTTAAATGTTGACACATCAACAACTTATCAAATGACTACCGCGCCAACAATGAAGCAGGCAGAGGAAGTCATGTCCCCTATTCGAACAGCTATCACAAGGTCTCGCGGACCGCTGTTCAAATTTCTTACAGAAGGTTCCCTGCAAAATACAATCGGTTCAAAAGCTAAACGGATGAAACTTGCGTCTACGAAGAAAGGAATTGAAAACTTCCTTACTAATTCGCTTCTTGAGATTCGTCCGATGTCAATAGATAAGCTTCAGGGTATGAGACCGAAGGTTGCCACTGTCGATGAGTGGTTATCTGGCGATATCAGAGAAGACCCTATTGGCGCTATTGAACAAGGGGCGGCCAAAGTGGATGACTACCTTATCGTTGCCGTAAGTTCAGAGGGGACTGTTCGCAATGGTAGCGGCGATACAATCAAAATGGAGTTAATGAAGATATTGAAGGGGGATTACCCCGACATACATACCTCCATTTGGTGGTATAAACTTGACTCTGTGGATGAAGTGGCCTACCCAGAGATGTGGATGAAAGCCAATCCCAACATTGGCAAGACGGTTACCTACGAAACCTATCAGTTAGATGTCGATAGAGCCGAAAAGGCTCCAGCCGCTCGCAATGATATTCTGGCAAAGCGGTTTGGTCTTCCGATGGAAGGCTATACCTATTACTTCACGTATGAAGAAACCCTCTGTCATCCTCATCGGAGCTTTTGGCAACTGCCCTGTGCTCTTGGTGGAGACCTTTCTCAGGGGGATGACTTTTGTTCCTTTACATTTCTTTTCCCATTGCGAAATGGACGTTTTGGGGTAAAGACCCGGAACTACATTTCTTCCCGCACGCTGAACAAACTTCCGGCAGCCATGCGAATCAAGTATGAGCAGTTCATGAACGAGGGTAGTCTTATCGTTCTTGAGGGAACAGTTCTGGATATGATGCAGGTCTACGAAGACCTGGACGATCACATTGTCCGTTGCGGCTATGATGTCCGATGTTTTGGATATGACCCGTACAACGCCAAGGAGTTCGTAGAACGCTGGGCCGCTGAAAATGGCCCGTTTGGCATCGAAAAGGTCATTCAGGGTGCGAAGACAGAGTCGGTTCCTCTTGGCGAGCTGAAGAAACTTGCTGAGGACAGACTGCTCATTTTCGATGAGGAGCTTATGACCTACGCGATGGGAAACTGTATCGCTATGGAAGACACCAACGGAAATCGAAAACTGCTAAAAAAGCGGTATGAGCAGAAAATCGACGCTGTTGCGGCCATGATGGATGCGTACATTGCCTATAAGC